ATCTAGCTCTGGTAGTGCAAATGCGTTAAATATCTGTACATCAGTGACCCCGTCATATATAGTTACTATCGGGTTTGAATCTGTTGCGCTTAACTCACCATCTTCATATACGTCTAGGTATATTTTTTGGGTCAGACCTGTGTATAACTCCATTTAAATCAGGAATAAAACTCCTGAACCTCCTTGGGTGTAGCCAGTCTGAATCCTTCTTGGCTATCAAAAATTTCTTGGGCTTTTGGTTCAGACATAACAATAAATGGATTTTCCTTTGTAAAGGTAAACTCATTAACATCGTATCTAGGATTCATTCGCTCCATTTTTACTAAAACTTGACCATCCGTTGGGGCCTCTGGGGCAGTCTTTACTACTCCAGGCGAAAGCTCTGGATCAACCTTATCAGCATTTGAAAACTTTTCATACATTTCAAAGCTTATGCCCTCTTCAGTAAGAAGTGCAATTAGGTCGGCTTTATTATTTGCAGTTTGGTGATCTACGGCGAAGGTTTCTGCTACCTTTTGAAGCTCTTCGAGCCTCAGATTATTGAAAGACATTAATTCTCCTCTCGTCTTTTCTTTACTAATTATAGCACCAAAAATGACTAAAGGGGAGCCCTTTCGGGCCCCCCAGTAGACTATTTAGTTTTTAAGGGTTGTTATGAAGAAACTTTTACGTTCTTAACCACAACAAAAGCCTCTGGATTCTCAATTGCACAACCTGTTCTGATGAACATGGTATATTCAATTGTGTCCTTCTTTGGCTTGAATTCACGGTAAACCTGAATTTCACGCTTTACACCAACAACGAAGTTGTTAGCAAAAGTCAAGTGGATGTCTCCGTGTTGTCCTGTTGTACCTGAGTAATCACCAGCACGAGTTTCATCGATTAGTGGAACCTCAACTACTGGAATACCAAATGCGAATGGAACTACGCCACCTGGAGCACCAGCTGGACCGTTAGGATTTCCACGAAGAATTGACGATGCAATGTCTTCTGGAGTTCCTCCGTTACCAATTGCTGTTAGGTTGTATAGATAGTCTTGCACTAGGTTTGAACCTGTGAAGAATCTTAACTCATTACGACGTTGCTTGTACTTACGTGGCAATGCCTTAATTGCGCTATTGAATACTGCCTTGCTGATTACTGCACCACCAGCGTTTACGACGTTAGCACTTGAAAGTGCTAGCGAACGGAAACCTGCGAATGCTGACATCAAACCAGAACCAGTTCCAACACCGTTGATCAAAAGATCTTCAATGTCGTTTCCAGCCTGTGTTGCCATCAGACGTGCAATGTGATCTTCAAGATCAGCACCTTCGATATTATCTTCTAGTGCTTCGCTTGAAAGTTCCCAGTCAAGACGTAGTTTCTTTGTTGTTAAAGAAATCTTTGTGAATGTAACTGCTGCGTTTGTAGCTGAATCTGTAGCTTCTGTTGCAACTGTCATCAATCTTGTACCAACACCAACCTTGTCAATATCAGCGGTGTTTGAACTCATACGAATAGTTCTGGCTGCACGGGCAAGTATTGTTGCATCAAACATGTAGTCGATGAAACGGTTAGATTGCTCTTTTGTTAGCAAACCTCCGCCACCTGCTCCAACGTCTGTTGTATCTACTACTTTTTGTAGGATATCGCTCATTATTTTATTTCACCTCCATCTTTTTTATAGATTATATTAGTCAATGTTACGGACGCTGAGGAAATGCCCGCCCCACTTACTTTTAGTTATTTTAACATCTGACCCGTCCAGATCAGAAGACTTTTTTATTGCTGTATCACTTTCAACCCCATCAATACGCTTTTCAACGCTAGAGATGTGTGATTTTATATTGCTAACTGCTTGTTCAAGCTCATTATACTTATTTGTAATTTCAGCAATTTTTTCATCAACCTTTGTAGACAAGTTTGACACTGCCTGTGCGGTTGCTGTTTTTGTTATCTCTGCTGAGAAGAATGCTTTCATATTGTCCAACATTTTTGCAAAATCAGTTTCTTCAACTTCAACTTCAGAAATGTTAGCGGCCTCTTCTACTGCTGCAGGCTCTTCTACTGCTGGAGCTTCTGCTGCTTCTACTGCTGGTGCTTCCTCTGCATCAGCTGATTTAGCAAGCTCCGCTTCTGTTACTTCTTCAACTTCGGCTACTGCTTCTATATTGGTATCTTCTACTGTTGTAGTTTCTGCCACAGTAACACCTCCTTCGGTAGTTTCATTATTTTGCCCAGATTGTTTTTCAACAATGCTCTCAGGCAAAACGGCTCTTGAAGTTTTATAGGCCTCAAGAATTCTTGTTATCTCTAAAGATTTATTAGCGTCATTTGTTTCTACCCAACCGATTAGCTCTAAGTTGTTTTCTGATGTTGGTGATTTAAATTCTGATTCTGTCGATAGGAATATTGAGTCGTTCTCTTTATCATAAAAAACATTCTCTACCTTTACGTCTGTTGCAATTCCTTTATAAACGTTTCCGTCTGATGTTTTTTGAATTGATAATACATTTGATAATTGGTTTGCTGGGTTGTCTACAAGTGATAGCTCTGTTAGATCGTAGTCCTTAATAATGCGAACTGTTTTTTCTAGCTCTGCAACAAATTCATTTTTTGCCTCTTTAACGTTTCCACCAATTGAAAATCCAGATAGTGTTCCGTCTAATACTTTTTCCCATGTGTCTTGTGCGCCCTTAGATACATAAACGTTTACGAATACTCCGTTATGCTCTTTTCCGCTTTGCTTATCGAATACTGTTTCTTTTCTAAATGAGACCATTTTACCAACAGCAAGTGGTTGGTGCATCTCACGAATATTTCCACGAAATCTTTCAAATGCTTTTGTTGATGCCTCTGCTGAAACGATGTCCCCGTGTTGATCTATATTATCAAGGGTGGCGAATCCAGATACGATTCTGCGTTCTTTGTCTACCTTTGCGATAGGCATGGAGAGTTTTAATGAGTCTCCGTCTGAATACCAATTAGCTTTTTTTATTTCCATGGTGTACCTATTTTAGCAACGTTTTTATGAAAATACAAAATCAGGGCGTATTACGCCCTTCACCTTGAGGATTTCTTGCACCATCGTTTGAATCAGTTGCATTTGCTGTTCTCTGTTGATCTCTATTACGATTAGCAGTAGCCCTCGCTGTTTGATCAGCAGCCTGTTGTCCAGTTAACTGAACTGGGTCATCGCCACCAGATCTTCCAGCCATACCAAGTCTAGCACGAACTTCATTTGGAACAATGACCTTCATTCTCAGGTACCTTTCATCAATCTTTGATTGGGTATCCTCATCAGTTAAAGTTAGTTCATTAAACTTTAAAACAAAGGCATCGGTTAGCTCCCCGATTAATCTATTTATTTTTTTCTCCAGATTTCTTTGTGCTGGCCTTGCAACCTGTTCTTTAAATGTTTTGTCTGCATCCTTAGCAGCGGCAAGTGACACGCCTTCTGGCAGTCCTATCTTTGATACTGGAACTCTGTGTGCAATTAGAATTTCATCTCTGTTCATTTTTCTATAATTATTAAATGATGAATCCTGTACACCAGACTCTACTGCTTCCATTTTAAACTCTACTTTATTACCTTCGTCATCCGCTGGTAGTGGTATGTATAAAGATCTATGATTCTTTCCCTTTAAGTTTGTTTGGAAAAACTCTAATAGTTTTCTTTCTGCATCCCTACTTAAGGTTGCGCCCTTAACTGTAATAATATATCTAGGCACTGCTTTATTCTCAAAGTAGTCTAGGTTGAATCTTGAAGCAAACTCGTCTCCAGCTAAGGCTGTTTTTGCTGGTATTACGTCTGGAACCCCATAAAATGAGTTGTTTGGCGTGTATTTTTTAATATGTATAACTTCATTTGGCCTTATGTCATCTCCAATTGGATTCTCTGTTTCTGAGTCCCCAAAATTTCTAAAGAATACAACCAAGTTAGATACTATTTGAACAAAGCCATCTCTTTGTTTACGAACACGCATTGTTCTTGCTGGGATATGACCAATGTATCCGATCTCTCCGTTTACTTTTCTACCAATTTCAATATAACCGTTTCCAGTAGCCTCATAATCAATATATACTCTGCTTAGGATTTCTGTAAAGGTATCTTCTTCGTTCATAGACTCTAACTGAACTGCTAGGTCCTCTTTTAATCTTTCTAATTTTTTTCTAAATCTTGAAAGGCTTTCTTGTGTTTCTGAAAGTTCAGAAATTCTATCCTTGGTTGCACGGGTTTCAACAAACTCGTAACCTAGTCCAACTATGTTGGACGCCTTGGCATTTATTGCTGCAAAGTGTGGGGACGATATTTCATATATCTGTGCTAGATAATCTTGGTTATATGGAGGTGTTACAACGTCTAGTACGTCGTACCCCATAAGAATTTCTGTTTCATTTCTTTTAGATGAAACTCCCTCTTGTCCACGTTGAAACTTTTGTAAAAGTCTTGTGTTCTTGCGTTTAAAGTTTGGAGAGAATCCTCTATACTTTGAGATGTCATCTGCTTTTGCCTCAAACGGATCGGTGGTGGTTTCTGAAGGTCTCTCTTGGAAAAAGTCTCCAGAGATTACGGCATTGATTTCTTTTGAATCGTCAACTACATCAGACATTAGTCATTCCTCAAATTCTTTAAGCTATCCTTATACTCACCAATATCTAGTGGATCTGGAGTAAGCCCCCAGTTTAATCTTTGTATTTGCTCCTGATATTCTTCATCATTAATTTTTCTTTGACCAGATAAAAACTTTGCGCTACCAGTATGTATTCCATACCCTTTAACAACCTCTGTCAAAACATTAACTCTTGTTCTATCTCCCTTGAATCCTTGTATTGATAAATAGTTACCGTTGTCGTCTCCCACCCATCTACCGTCTGGCATTTCCCAGACAAAAACTCCTAGGGTTGTTTCTTCTACTACCGATGTTTTTAAATTCTTCATTAACCTATAATACCATCTTTTTCTATTAAGTGCCAGTAAATGACATCATACTGTGTAGTTTTAGGCTGTTTGCCAGGCTACTTGGTATGGGATAAGGCCAATATCTATTGAATTTAGGCTTACAGTGTCAGTAAATAGCTCTTCTTGTGGATATCCGACAAACATCTCGTACTCGTTTTCAATATCTGCGGAGTCTAAAACATAGGCAGCCATTGAAAATGCTCCTAATGTTATGTTTAATTGATTTGCTCCAGCATCATCAGATCCTACATAAATATAATCACCAGCATTTATTTTTGATGTTGATACTAGGGATACATGAACCCAATCATTTATCATTGCCTTATTATCAAAAGTGCTCTGTCCATTTACATACATGGCTGAAAATCCTGGATACTGCCATGTTGTTCCGTCCCAATATAAGGACTTAGGTCCAGACTCTAAAATATACTTACCAGAAGTCAGAGCTTCATTAATCTTTAAAATCATTGTTATAGACTTTGTTCCGTCAAATCCATTAAGGTCTGAGTGTTTTGATTGAGACGGTATCTTTAAATATGAAGTTCCATTAAGCCATATACCTGCCTGATCAATTCTGTCTAATACCTCTACGTCGTCGTCAAAAATAACAGATTGATCTATATTCATAATCTGCGCTAGGTCTTCTCCATTTTCTGGAATGACCCGTTTCATCGAATCTGAATAAGCATAAAGTCCAATGTTTGTTAAGATTGGTAGATCTGTTTCTGAATTATCAGTAGATAAACTAATAGTGATTTCATAATCTGTTACGGTATTGATAGCGGAGCTTGTGATCTGTGGCAGAATGCCCATCTTAGGCCATACAAGGCCGTTATTATAGGTTACAGAAAGGTTTTGGGAACTTCCTGTGTAGAAAGCTAAAGAACCCTCATATAGGGCTGCAGGGACGTATATGGACCCTTTTACAGATCCGTGCTGAGACCATGATAAATTATTTTGTAGCTTTAAGATATAGTCTGATGGTTGATTATATAAAACATGATTAACTATCCCATTATAGTTAATATCAGACTTTATTGCCACCCAAGTTATTGGGCATTGAGCGTATAGGGTGTTTGTTCTTCCT